ATGGCAGACGAAGTAATCAAGCCTGATAACTCAGCTGAAATGGCTGCATTGAAGGCTGAAGTTGAAAGACTTAGAAAATCTAATTCTGAAATATTAGATGATTACAAGAAAGCTAAGGAAGCTGCAAAAGCTGTACCTCAAGATGTAGATGTAAATGCTTTAATTGCTTTTAAACAAAAAAAAGAACAGGAAGAGCTTGAGGCAAAGGGTAAATATGAAGAGGCTACAGAAAAATTAGCTAGTCAATACAGACAGGCAGAAGAGCAGCAAAAGCAAAGAATACAAGAGCTAGAGAAAAGGCAGAGAGAGCTTGAAGTTGAAGCTCCAGCTATTACAGCACTTGCTGATGTTGTACACGACCCTCAATATGCGTTGAGTCGTATAAGTAAGGAACAGCTTGCTAGGGAAGCAGACGGTACAGTTGTAGTTGTTGATGGATATAACAGAACTAATGTCAAAGAATGGGCAATGACAAATATGCCTCAATGGGCGCAAAAGAACCCAAGACCTCAAGGCGGTGGGGCTACTACAACAAAGGTACAGACTGAGTTTGTTTCAAATGATAAAAACCCATTTGCACCCGATTCATTCAATCTTACAGAGCAAGCTAGGCTAT